GCCGTCCACATCGAGTAACGCCAATGTCGATTGCGTAGCAGGGTTGACCTTCCAGAACTGAACTTCTTGCGCTCCACCTGCAATGCTTGGATCTTTTGAAGGATCAAAAAGCAGTAGCCCTGCTTCGAGTAGATCACCGTCTTGGAAAGTACGAGAGACTTTTGAAGGGTTCGAGATCTTGTGAATGACGGCAGGCTGACCTCCCTCACATTCACCGATACAGGCGACTATTCCTGTAGCTCCAAGTCCAATCTGAGCCAGCCCAGAAGTGTCAACTTCGGAGTAAGATCCGGGAATAGAGGTCACACGACCATTGAAATAGATTGAGGTTGCCATGATTTATTCTCCCTAAGAGCGTGTATGTTGTGGGTTCAAACGGTGGTTCCCTCCAGCGCTCCCTCGTCGATGACCATGAATAGCTCGCTTAGCAAACTGTTCAAGCAAATCTTGCCACTCAGCTTCAGTGCGAGTAGTACTTGGTGCAATGCCTTGGCGCTGACACCAGACTGCGAAAGCCTTACCGCCCTTCGCGAAACGATTGTCAGCGCTACCAGCGACTGATGCAGTGACTTGGCGCTTTCCGACTGCTTGTGGTTGGGCAATACCTGCCGCACCACTGTCAAGAATCGGAGCCTTAGCGGGGATTACGACAGACTCACCCTGCACTACGCTATCGTTCGATTGTTTTTGTGTCTTTTTCTTTCTAGGTGCCATTAGCTCCTCCCCAAGTAAATCTATCTTATTATGTAGTGTAAGGCGTTATCGCGCCAGTGTCCTGATCTTCATGTAACACAGCCAACTCCCCAGTAGCTGACAATGTTGTGTTCTCATGAACAAATAACGCAGTTGCTAAGCTATCGCGATCTGTCCAATGCTCCTCATACTCTACGGTTAGCTGTAATCGACGAATAAACATCTGATCTGGAGTATAGCGTGGATCTGGCTGAAGTTCAGTCCCAGTCATTGTCGGCTCGTCGAGTCCTGAGTTGATAAGGCGCTCTGCGCCCACATTTAGGATTCGACGGATGACTCGGTAACACCAGTGACAAACATCTGGGTGTTCAGCGTATATGTGGAGCGAATAGACACCGTTGATGCGGCGCTTGTACTCGCGACCGTCCAAGACACCGCCGATACCGAGGTAGCCCTCCTCACCCAGACCAGTGTAGTCTTGCATTACAGTCTCGCTCGCAAGCGTAACGGCACAAACTGGGAATGGGCCTTCTGAGCGGGCGTAACCGCTAACTGCGGATAACGGGTGATCAGCCCAATAGGTTCGGAAACTTGTACGATCTGCCGTCGATAGTGTGACTAAGATGTCGTCTAGCAACGCAGTATTAGCTGTGATTGCCGCTATTCCATCCTTTACTAAGGACAGAATCACCTGTTCTGGTAGGGTTACGGGATTTGTCATACCCGCGCCCTGATAACGCCTGTCAATACGCCTTTGAAGATGATGGCAGCATTTTTCTTGATCTTCGCCTCACCCTTCTCGAAAAAGTGGTGTGCGTTGATCCCGCCGTGTAGCCAAGAGCCTGACGGACTGTTGTCTGAAACTCGTCGGAATGTCATGTACTTAGTGCCGACAGCTTTCTGGTAGGTCTTCTGTACTTTGACCATGCCTGCGTAGATGTCTGTCTTGTGCTGAGGCTTCAGTTTGCGAACGCCTGCCGTCCTTGCCGCTAGGCGCTGCCCCCACTTGGTGGCATTGTCAGCGTGGGAAGTAGAGGCTTCGAGCTTCTTTGCTTCCTTGTGTATACGCTTACCCAGCAGTTCTGCCTGTGCGCGTGATAGCCCCTTTTTTTTCATCTCGGTCTGTCCCATCGGAGTACCTGCGTGGCCTGCACTCGTTGGGCTTCCGTGTCGAAAGGGTACAGTATTGTACCGCACGCCTGTCTTTGGATTCGTCTTAGCATTCCTACCGTTCAAAAGGGCAGGTTTCATATCGCCGCCGCCCCAGCCTGATTCAAGTGCGTTGGGTAGCCAACCCGTCAAAGTGACGGTGGCGAACCTCAGTATGCGGCCTTTATTCATCGCAATACCTGAGATAGGATAGTGTAGCAACTGAACGCCTGCCGCGTAGTCCCTGCTAGTCTCTGGCCCTAGTCCGTTCTGCGACTCATTGATGATGTCTGTCCTAAGCTGTTCAGCTATCTCTGGCAATGCCTTACGAATAGCCTCTGGATAAGCTAGAAGTGCTGTGGGTGGCTTTAGACCTGTGACTGTTATCATGTGCCACGCCCCATTGTCAGGAAGTCTAACTTGACTTTGAAAGTAGACGGCAGCACCTGTGGCTTTCGTATTCCCTTGAGTGAGGCGTCTGGGCCTGACAATCCCTGAATCGCGTATGTCGCGTCGTCTACGATCCAAACAGGTCGCGCTGTGTAGTGTATCGTGTAGCGTACTCCGATGGCAGGCGGGTTTAGCCACTCTAAGCGAGCAGGCTCAACACTTGTACTCTCGCGCAATCGCCAGTGGGTGTCTTGCCAATACCTAACATCATTCTCGTCTGCAATGAAGTTGATCCGTACAGGTTCATACCGCATGGCGCTCAGTTGCTCACCAGTTGTACGAGTAGTCTTGCCGACAGGTATGAGATCAACTGCTGACTTGATCAGCAGTTCTGTCCACGGCATTTCTTGCTGCATTGCGATGAGCCTGTCTCGATAGCCGACACGCATCTCTGGCTGCGCCGTCATGGTGGCCTCACCTGCGTCCCAACCACCGAACTCTTTGTACATGTCAGGTCTGATACTCGCTTGCGAAAAGGTGGCCTTCACAGTCACATAGTCTAAGGTACTGTGTCGATCTGTCTTCTCTTCTGGAGAGACATACCACCAACCGTCACTGCCGCATCGCTGACAATCTGGTTTGAACTGATCTGAACCTTCAAGACGGCAGGGACATTCGACGGCGCGACTCCAGCGAAACTCTAACCCTAGAGCCTGAATGGCCTTGCGGAATAGCGCTGGATCAAAGGTACCAACTGGGCCTTGCTTCAACTCGTTCTTAGGGCGGCTCACGCTATCACCAACCGAGTACCCTTACCGTAGAACCTTCGGAGGTTCGGCAACATCTGCTTGATCTCCTTCTGATATTCAATAATACGGGCACCGTACCCGGAGTTCGTCGCGCTAGAAGTCGTCCCAATATTCTGAGAAAGGCCCGGAAGTGAGACACTCTTCGTGGCAATACCAGCGCCAGCGATGAGGTCACCTGCGATATTGAGAACTCCAATACTTGCCCACATTCCAATGATGTGTTTTAGGTCTGGTGGTAGCAGCCCGATCTCGAAACCAGCACGATATTTGAAGTGCCAGATACCGGGAACTCGACCGCTACGACCGCTCCACATCGGCATCAAAGCTCCGGGAATAAGTAGAACATCTGCGATGCCTCCTTGTCCGGGAACAATCTGTATAACGCCGCTCTGTCCACCCTCAGCAGTGACTATCCAGTCATTGTTTATGAGTACAGATTTCCGCATAGAGGGGTACTGGAAGTTGACCTCTCGAACATTGATAACTGGGTATTTCTGGAGCTGGAAATAGCCCCACCGCGAGTAGTCACGGGCATAGTGGTCATGCACCTCGTCGAGGATCTCTACGGGCACTAACGGTATGTCCAACTCTTTCGATAGCCAATCAGCCCCTGCTTTGATGTAATGTTCAAACATCCTACGGGGGAAGGGTGTACCGTCATCATCTGTCAAATCAGCGCCGAACAGGTATAGCTCTTTTAGCTCATCGACACTGATGAGTAACGCTTCTTCTTCTTCATGACTAGCTGACAATACCGCTGAGTATGAACTTGCGTCACCTAATACCGCCTCTGTATACCGCACTCGGTAGTAAACATGATTGTCAGTCGGCGTGTCGGTATACTCATAGAACTGATGCCCTGCCAGTAGGCTGATCGTTTTGACTGTCGTCCACGGGCCTGACTGTGTGGCAGACCTATCAACCTCTATTTCTGCATACCTCTCCATTACTGTGGCTATCGGGAAAGCCTTTACCAGTAAGAAAACATTTGTTACAGCAGAAGCGTCTTCTGCGTTTGGCACACTTTCTATTGATGGTATTAGACCTAAGAGGTCAAATCGAACAGTGGCAACGGCAGGTGCTACAAAGTCACGATCAAAGCCAATAGATGGGATTGTCAGTCGATAACGGAACCCTTGAATAGCTGTTGCGCTAAACGCACCTGCGACATCAGTCACTAGCTCGACAGGGTCTAGGATCAGCCCGACGCCGCCGATAGCTTCAGCCGACTGCACACTAGCAGGTGCTGGCTCTAAACGGACTAACGCATCTGAAACCCCTGTACCTGTAGCATCTTGGATAGTACCTGTGATCTGCACAGTTGCCACTGGTACCCCCTATGTCGAGGTCATCTGCCTGATTGCCTTGATAGTTACTCTCGAACCTACAGAGGCAGTGGAGAGGTAAGGCTTCAGGCGCATGAAATGTCCCGCGCATTCAATCTGAACTGCAAGTTTCGCATCGCCTGATGACCAAGTGAGTTCGTTGGATTTGTCCAACGCTGTCGCTGTGCCTGTCAGCACTTCAAAACTGCAAGCACGCTCGTACCAGTTAGCACCTGCGGTTGCCTTACTCCACGAAGACTGAATGGCTATATTCAACTCCACGCCTGTGTCTGCGCCTGCTGTGAAGTCAATGAGCAATAGTATCCTGTCATATCCCTGCACTGGGATAGGCTCAGAATAGCTAGAAGCGCCTGCCGTAGCGACGATGTCGATTGCGGTATAATCTGCGTGAGCATCAAAGGGAGTGTCGAGGGTATTCATCCCTCGCACTTGCATAACGCGCAGACCACGGGGAGTCTGCGCGGTTGCGGCCACCGATGTTGGTATGCCGCTCATTCTTAGACTCCGATTACAATGTAGTTTACTACTACATTACCAGCGGCGCTAGCTATAGCTCCCACTGTCAAAACACCAGATGAATCTACTGTCGCATATTGGATGTGAGTCGCCGTGGCGTCTACAGCATTCATTGTTGCAACGGCGATCCCGTTAGCGAAATCTGCTCCGAGAGCCACTGTGATAGAATCAGTAGCAATAGCAATAGTCGCCTGTCCAGCGACACGCTGGTTATTTGAAGCAATGAGGCTAGTCAGCTTTGCTGCTAGGTCGAAGCCTACTGGCCTATCGGAAAGTGCGGGTAGGTAATCGCGAATCATTCGCTTTTCTTGTGCGGTTAGGGCTACGACAGTTGACATATTTTCAGTCCTCCAGTAAGGTTATGCGTTCTTGAATGGCTAAAACTGCTGACTTACGGGTTTTACCACCGTTTTCAGCGTCAAGTAAAGTGGACAGGTGGTTGTCATACTCACCTGTTTTCAAAGCGGCTGTGATCTTACTTACAGATTGATCCAGCACATCAAGGGGGGCGGCGGCGCTCACAGATTCGAGATCAACGGGTGCGACCTCTGGTTGAGCCTGTGAACGCGCCGCTGGTGCGGGCGGTTCAGGTCTTTCGACCTGAAGCCTGTAGTTGCTGCCTTGTAGAAGGCGCTCTGCGTCTTCTTGGCAGCAGCCAGCGGTGGCGCTGACAATCTCACCGTCGGTGAGATGGAGGGCACCAGTAACTTCATTGACTGCGTATACTCGTCCGTTTACGGCATGGCGCGTACCACGCGCATGTCGCCGACGGTTGATAACTACGATATCAGATTTACTGCTGCCCATTGTCAGCCTCCCGTTAGCTATTTATCACGATCCGTAAGCACCAGTGCTTAGCTTGCCTACATTTATAAACATGCCGTTCTTCTGAGGAGCCATGATTTGGAGGGCACCATATAAAACTTGCATCCAGCGGATACTAGAGTCAATAGTAGCTAATGGAATCTTACTGAATGGGGCCAATTGCTTCCAACAAAGTACATCAGCAGATTGCGTTAGCATGTAACCGCGTGAAGTATTTGGAAGGAACCTGTTGAGGTCTGTCACAACTTGAGTCGCGCCAGAGCGTGCAACCTTCATGATAAGACGAGATGTTGCGACAGCGGCGTCAGCCTCTGTACGATAAATCTCGTAGTACTCAGTAGTCGTACCACCGTCAGCGATGGTGAAAGTAACAGCGTCACCAGATGCAACAGTTACTGAAGCAGAGTCCACAGGAACAGCCTTACCCTTCGAGTTACAAGCTACAACTTGGTAGAAGTAATCGCCAGCGTCAGATGCGCCGAAGTAAGTTGATCCAGATCCACCCCAAGCACCTGCCGCAGGTGGCACAGTGATAGTGTTAGCTGAAGGACGCTCAGAGCCACCGACACCCGCCGCAGTAGCAAGGCCACTGTCAGGGATAAAGATGTCTGAGTTCAGGCTGATGTCACCGAAAGGTGTAGTTACACCCTTGATGCTGATACCAGCCATCCCGTCGCGAGGTGCAGGTAGATCATAGCGCTCTTTCGGGTACATGATCTTAGACAGATCCTTGACTGGGCCAGTTGGCAACCAGAGGTCTGAAGGCGCACCATAGTTAGGCTCAGCGATCAAGCGCTCAGTCATATCAGCGATATGATCTTCGGTTAGAGGCTGACCACGCATGTCGATGACATAGTCTGTCTCGTAACCTGAGAGCTGACCGTCACCCATTGCAGTTGAACCCCATGCGTCAACAAGTGTTTTTTCAAGACCGTTGAACTGTACGCCCATCAAATCTTCGTCACCATCGAACAATGTACGCTCTAGCTGGCGAAGAAGGAATAGAGTACCGTTGACAGTCTCACGGGCGACAGCGTCACCGTGTGCGGCTTTCAACAGGCTCATGACATGAGTAACGCGACGAACGGTACCCATGAACTTCACCCGTGTGTAGGCGCGTTCGTAGGTCGAATCGTCCTCAGTAGGTAGTGCGCCTTCAGACATGAAGACAGCGTTACCAGCACCGTAGCTGCGAAGACGATTGAACTCTTCGATAGTGTTGTAGGCGGCAGTCTTTGACAATGATTTCCAGAACTTGATGTCCTGTGCCCTATAGGTCACATTGTAAAGGGTGCTGTCGAGGCTTTCCACACGAAGTGGGAAGCCTTCACCAGCGGCCATTCCGGGATTATTGATGTCACTGCCAGCGGTTAGCGCTTTATTTAGCGCTAACACATCGTCAGCAGATCCTTGGCCGCCGATAACGCCTCCCTGATTGGGATTGATACCGTTGCCATAGTCTTGCCATGATACGAACTCACCAGACATTAGAAGTCTCCTGTTTTGTTATTAGACCGCTCTTATGGCGGCGAGAATGTTAGAAGGAATGTTTCCTGTTTGCTCAAACATCGCTGTCGCGTGCATGATCTTATCCATAGCGGTATTGTCAGACTCCTCAGAGGCGTGCATCATAAGTGACCGAAGTCCCTTTTTGATAGCATCGCTTCCCAGATTGTCAGGTGTGTCACCTACTGTGGATTTCGATAATGGACGACCGCGAACTTGTGACCTTTCACTGGATACGGAACGGCGAGGCGCGGGTGCTGCCTCTACCTCTTCCACGCGCCCTGCAAGGCTCTTGATTATTTCGTCTTGCTCGGCGACGACGACTGCAAGGCTCTTGACCAAGCTGCCTTGCGCTTTCAGCAACTCTCTAGTTGCCCGCCCTTCGCGAGAGACATCTTGAGCGACTCCTTGCATACGCTGATCCATGCCTTGTACAAGTGACTTCAAAAAGTCGCTGGCGTCTACAAGAGCGCCTGCGTCTTCGTCATCTGTCATGACATCGTAGAGTGACTTGTGGAGGTCTTCAGGTGTCTCTACCACATCTTCGGTAGCACCTGACCAGATTTGGCCTAGCTCGACACGCTCTGATTTCGAGAGTGTACCAGAATCTAGCTTAGTCGTCAGGAACGACTCACGGCTAGTGCCTGATTCACGAAGGGCATCTTCTGTTGCATCGTATGCTGCGATGCTCTTCAAGAGGTCGCCTGCGCTGATTGATTTTCTCGCACCTTTGCGTGACATATCCATCTGTTCTCCATCTTCATCGGAAGCCTCAGCTTCCTCTTCGGGTTGATCGTCTGAAGACTCTTCAGCCTCCTCTTCCTCTGGGGCTTCCTCTGAGGCTTCCTCCTCTTCAGACCCTTTAGATAGCAGACCTTGTAGACCAGCAATGTCCATACCCTCGTCGATTGGTAAGGCTTTGAACACTTCGTCAGAGACACCTTCACAGCCTGCGCTCTTGCACATCTTTTGGTAGCCTTTGTAAGTAAGTCCCGCTGGTCGAGATTTCATCATCATTAGGGTCTTCCCTGCTGGGGTTAGCCCGCCTTCTGTTGGTTTCATTGAATGCCTCCAGTTGCTTCTGCAACAATGTCATCAACCTCTTTCGTTGACAAGTTTGGATATCTGTAACTGACAATAATAGATGCTTCCGCTTTTGTCAGCGAAACATTTGATTTTCTTTTACTTTCACAGTAATCCGCGACGGAATCTGCCCACCGTGAAAGGTACTGTAGCGAGTCGATGGTGGGCGCGGTAGCGGCTGTAGCCTTGGCCAAACCTCCATCTGAATCGTCGTCGTCAAGATTGTCAGCAGATATATCTACCAACTCAACTTTTTCGACATCGTCCTCATCTTTTTTCTTTCGTTTGTCCATTGACTCGGTGCGAAGGGCAAATCCATCACCACTTTCTGAACCTGTCGGAGCCTCGATAGCGTGACCTGCCATAAGAGCTTTCGCTAAAGCATTTAGGTGGGTGTCGGTATTGACAGGACAATGCGTGACTGCAACATTCCTAACCTCTGCCCTGACAATCTTTGAATGCTCGCGACGATCTCTAGCCAGCACCTTCCCTTCGATGCTGAAGCCCAAACGCCTGTCGCCGCCTGACTTACCTAATGACTGTGCTAACGAATAGACTTTACGGCCTTCGTCCGTGTCGAGAAGATAGCCCTCTGCCCACCACCCGTTATGCTGACTCTTCGAGCCGTCGGGGAGCTTCTGACCTTTTTTCACGCGCTCGACAGAGGTTGGGTACCCTAGGACATCTGTAGTTTTCTGACCGTGGTTGTCGTTGTACCACCCATGTCTCAAGAAAGGCGCGAAGTCCAAGCCATCTTGGACTACGCGCTCACCCTGTCTATCCAACCCGTCAGTGCTGACAATCCCACCTATTCTAAGGGGGTTCTCCTCACCTGACTTCTCCCATGTGGACAACGGGATGTATATCTTGAAAGTGTCGCTCAAACTTGACTCCAAACTAAAAAAGGGCGGCAACTATAATATAACAGTTTTGCCACCCCTTTGCCGTTATTCCAGCGGGTCTTGCAAGTAGCGTCACACATTGTCGGGTACTTGTCAACACTATCTTCGGATTCTTAGCGCTGGGACGGGTTGGTTTGGCTTTATGGCCTTCGATAATGTCGCATTAGTGGCTATCGTCACATCAGCCTTGCAGAACGGGCAAGGGCCATGTATTCGGTCATCAGCATCCACTAATAGGATACTTAGCCTGACACGGCTACCTCCCTCAGTGGCGGCACCGCCTATAGACTTGAAGCAATGCGGGCAGTTGATCTTGCTCATGCTTCCCTCAGCAGACTAATCATTTTGTACAAAAATCCACCAAGGCTTATCACCAAGCTGGTATAAGCTACGCGGCGGCTATGTAGGTCTTTTCGGAAACCCTCACCTAAAGCGTCCCGCTGTATTTTATATGAAAGTTGTTCCATAGGCTCAACACCCTTCAGAGCCTCAAAGAAATCTGGGCAGCGCCTCTTGTCGTAGACACTGTCAGTTGGAAGTCTGATCTGATACCACAGACAGGTACCCGCATACGCCTGCTCGCGACTATCGGCAGGGTAGGTATACCACAGCCCACACCTTCCACACCTCGCCATTACTCAACTAGCCCTAGACACTCTGCTGTGTGATAAACCCTCGGCTTCATGGCCGTACCGAACTTCACCGCCGCTTTGGCTATGCCGCGCAAAACACGCTTTACACCATTAGCGCCGTGATGTTCCATTATCCACGCAACTGTAGTATGCGGCTCGATCCAGTTGACTAGGTATTCGAGCTGAGCACTGTCACCATCAACTGACAATCTATCGAAGGCACTGATGTTTTCTAAGCCTTTGTTGTACTGAGATCCGGGATAAGCGCATAGGAACTGTGACAGATCGTAGTCAGCAGGGTTGATGTTCAGTCGATGATTGCCAGCGGGCTTTGCCCTACCTGCACCTGATTGTTCTACTTTTACCATAGCTTGCCTCCAAGTTTGTCTAGATCGAATACCAGCGCCGCCCGCTTCAGAACGGTGAGTGCCTTGGCGATAGCTTTAGGTATAACTGACAATGTTGCGATGTCCTTAGCGCCAACCTCTTCAAAACCACCTTCTGGTCGGAAGGTAACCCCTGAGTTCACGGCAGTAAAAATGTCTTCCATGCTTCGCATTCTGGCGCGTTGAGTAGCTCTGGTTCGCCGCTCTGAGCTAACGGGGTACTCTTGCTCAAAGCCTGTATACACACGCGCTTTAGTCTTCTTACCGTCATCACTGTAGGTGTACTCGGTTTTCTGGCCTACATGTCCACCTGCCGACAGCTTTCTGACATTGACCAGATACTTTTTAGTCTTCAGTATAGCTCTATCGGTAGGGTTCAAGGTGTCTATCAAGCGGTTGTTGATCTCATTTTCAGTAATGATCCCACCACCAGCCTGTTTACGCATGTCCTCGCCTATTGAACCTCTGTTGTCTTCGATCCAAGTGAGTATTTCTTGCGCTCGAATCGCCAAGTAAACAGCAGCAGGGTCATGCGTAGCGCTCTCAGCATCTTCAGACTTCGTAAAGCCTGCCGACATGATAGCTGATTTGACAGTTTCAGGCTGCTTGTCGATCCACTGACGCACCTTGTTTTCCACCGCCTCAGTCGTGACCTCGCCACTATAAGTACCTGCGAGGGGATCAGGCACATTCATCTTCGCGTCATCGAACTCAACATAATACTCATTCGTTCTAGGTATGACTTCTTTTCTCAGATCTGACAATAGGGTAGACGCCGCAGTCCCTCCCATAGCCGCTGCCGCCTGACACCGCATACCGACTGCCCTGACCTTTGCCGCCTCCTTTGGCCTACCTGTCGATTCTAATGCGTTAGCTGCGTCGAAGCAGGTGGTCTTGATGGACGCGAGTGCTTGAGGCAAGCTGACTCGCTTGCCGCCGTGGATCTCACTGCCTGATGAAATAGCCGCGCCTATTTTCAACCCTGCAACACTTCCGCTGTCGTACTCTCTGGCGGTTACACCAAAGATCTCCGATTCGTTTCGGCGAAGCTCGCTAAAAGGCCCATCGCTGTGGAATACTGGGCGTCCTAAGTCGTCGGTAGCTTGCACCATTACAGGCTCACGATTGCTAGAATCTGACAATGCTGCTCGGAGCTTTTTGTCCAGATCCTGCTTTGCCTCTTCTGACAATCCTGTCGCTTCCATCTGATTGCGTAGGGTGTCTACCAACTGGGTACCCTCTGTTGTCAGCTTCGTAACACCTTCACGCGCAGGCTTGCCGTTGACCATCTCGATTTCACCTGTCGCCAGATCGCGCTTAGGTCGAGTTTTTTGAATCATCTTCCGCTTACCGATTAGCTTCTCCTCGACAGCGGCAGAGAGCATTCTAGCGCAGCGCGTTATCCGCTGGGCTTCTGCCATCGGTGAACCCAGTGAATCATACATCACCATCTCTGAAGAGTTACCCCAGTTGAGGCCAACTTGCGCTGCGTCAGAGGCGACGATCATCTCGCAGTTGTTGAATACCGATGTCTGGCGCTGCGTCAAGGGCGGCTCCTCAGCCGCATTCGCCATCGCTATTTCAGTGTACGCCCGCTTCAGCTTGCGAATCTTGTCAACTGCTTTGCGCTTTTCTGCACCCTCTAGTTTGTTAGGGTCACCAACTAGCGTAACTGCTCGGAGTAAGTCACCACTAGTTATCAATGGTGGGTTCTTACCGAACTGGGCCTCTAGCTCGCGGCGCTCCTTCGCTGTGAACTTCTTACCGTAGAAATACAACTCACGCTCTGCCCCCGTCCCTGCTGGTACAGATACAAATGATTCTGGTGGCGTGATGCCGAACTGAGCGTTTATGATTTCGCGCTGATCGGCTGTCCATTGCGACATCTTGATGCCCTCACAGCCGCTAGGTAGGTAGTTCTGACCGATGTCACCACCGTAAGCCTGCCAATCGACTGAGTACTTGTTACCTTCAGGATCTCGGTATGATGATGAAGGGGCGGCCTGTGCGGTCTTATGTACGAACAGGCTAGTCGTGGTATCGCGATCTAGCGCGTCCTTAGTCTTCTGAAAGATTGCACTGTTCAACTCACGGTTACCTGTATGGGTAGAGCCAATATAGGTTACAAAATACTTACCAATCGGACTAGGTGGATCGCCCTGTGTTGCAGGGTCGTCCTTGTCGAACATGATGGAGCCTTTGATACACTCGTTCACATCGCGGTAGCCCATCTGTCGCAGTTTGGCCTCCATCGTGCGGCAGGAATCTAGTATACCATTACCAAACAGCACCATCTGACGCTTACCGTCTGGGCCGTCGCCTGAACCATCATGGAAACGCTCGATATGCGATTGAAGCTCATCAGCCTTAGCGTTCTGGTGTACCATTGCTAAATCTGCCTTCGGTCGATCAGTGCGGCGGCGCTCACCAACATCAAACAGAGACGAGACTAACTTGTTTATACTCTCTTCAGGTGCGAAGATAGTTTCACCTGCCCTAACTCCTGACATGATTGTCAGCGGCACACCCTTGTCCGTAGGCTCATCACCTCGATAGACTAACTTTGGTGGTTGCCAAGCCGCAGTCACAGCCTTCCACTTGTCCAGCTCCTCTTTGTACATAGCCTTGACTGCGTCAGTAGCTGACTTTGGTGGCGCTTTAGGCTTAGGTGGTGGCTTGATGCCTAGCTTTTTCAAGACAGAAGCCTTCACCTGAACTGTGTCGCCAGACTTTACCTGTGCGAACCCGCCGCGAGACTTAGGCTGTTTAGCCTCCGCATCCCAATCGTCAGGGTGATACAGCAGGTGCAGAGATCCGCGTGGGTCGGAGATCCAACTATCTGATGCTGACATCTCAATCTCTTGCCCACTGTGCGTCAGGCGTACTGAGCTTTGAACGACCGTTGGCGTTGGGTTCACTTCTAAAAGCGCCTGCGCCCTGTCTAAGGTTATTCCGTACTGCATGGCTATAGCTTTCAGAACGCCCTCTGGATCAATGGAAGACGAACCTGACAATCCTGCGAGTTCTACACGGTAGGCTCTTTGAATGTCCATCGCTGTCTGGATCTCCTCCTTGAGAGCCTCTAGCTTCTTAGCTGCGAATGTGTCGCCTGCTAAAACTTGATCACGAAGCTGATCAAGTAGATTGACACCGTGACCTCGAAACGCGATGCCGAGTGGGCCAGCGTCTGGGTTGTCGATAGTCTTTGGCCAACCCGCCGCTCGCATACGGCGCTTAGCCTCCTCGAACTGAGCCTTAGTGACTGGGAGTTTCATAGGGTCTTTTACACCCTTCACAGGGATACCGTAGCCAATAGGCTTGCCAGCCAGCATGTGGTACGGTAGACCGAACACTTCACTGCAAAAAGTATCGTACATAAGGGCGGCTTGTGGCCCACCCTCTAGCTCGCTGATCATTCGCCATTTCCCTGTGCTTTTACCGCGTCCCTTGTTCATCAGAGCGCCTATGTTAGGCGTCTCTAGATCCTTCTTGGAGACATTACCTGTCTTCGGGTCTTCAACCTCGATTTGAATGTTCAGTTGGGAATCTCCGGGACGATAACCAACACAGTTCACGATGGCGCGAGCAGCCATTGCCTTCTTTCTCACACCTTCATCTGAAAGTTTCTCTAGCTCTTCCATCGTAAGTGCAGGTAGATCGGCATTGTCGCCTAGAGCCGCTAGGTAGAAGTTGTACAGGTTAGCTTGTACGCCCTGCATCGTAGCGTGCTTATTCTCTTCGATTCTAATCGCTGGCATGGTTTTACCGCGCACATCTTTCGACCCTGCGACATCCATGTATTGCGATAAGATCGCTGATAACTCTGCCATCTTCTCAGGCTTGATCATCACTCGCGGCCCTTTGCCCGTCTCACCTAACTCATGTGGGATAGGTGAGTAGTCGCAGTATTCGTCTAAGAACTTCGCCTTAGTCATGTCGCCGAATACCTTACCGTTCGACAGTAGCCTGATGTATTCTACAAAATCAGACGGTGATGTTGTCATAGGAGTACCCGTGAGCAACATCAACATCTTCATGTCGTCGTTCCACTCGCGAACCTTACGATTACGCTCAGCATCTTCGTTCTTGATACCCATGTGAACTTCGTCAATGATCAAACCATCAAAGCCACAAGCCTTGAGCTTGTCGGCGTGAAGCGTGAAATACTCTGGGCCAACGACGACTATCTCAGATCGAGCGCCATCCTCCATTGACTCAAATGCTTCGATAGGTATGTGGGTTGAGCCTGATCCGACTACTTGGCAACCGTCGTCAAAGTCTGATGCTGACTGCCGCCACTGCTCGACGGTGGAAAGCGGTGCTACAACTAGCACCCTTTTTGGATTGTCAGGGTGCAAGCGGGTAGTATCCCAAGGGTTCTCTTCGAGAAAACGCTGGCGATCCGCACCTACTCTGTCACCTGCGTCTGCGCGGTATGGACGGCGCAGCATCATCTGCGCCGCTGCCAATGCTGAGACAGTCTTACCTGTACCCATATAATGGGCTGCTAACACTCTACCGTTGTTGTCGATTGTCTTCTGCAATAGCTGCTTCTGGTGAGATCCTAATGTGAACGGCTTGCCGTTCGGCAATGTCGGGTTCAGCTTTACATTCCACGCCTCGTTCAGCGATTTTGGATCAATCTCGTCCAACTCCATTACATGCGACTCGTCGGTGCGAGCGCGAGCGGCAACGCGCAGCATTTCAGTACGCTCTGCCAACGCTTGGTTTACTGAGTCGGTGAGCGACAGGCCGCCGATAGCACTGCGTAGCTTATGGAACTGGTCTACCGATACAGTGGCGCTGACTAGTTTCCTTCGCCCTAACAGGTCAGGTGCGCTCCACTTAGCCGTTACGCCTGCCAAACCTGCCAAACTATCAAGGCTGTACGATCCATCAGTCGGTGGCACAAGGCGTACCTCCTTCGTAACCGAAATCCCAGATCTAGGATCGACCTCATGGTGCATGTAAGCAAGTACATTGTCAGTCAGACCTTCTGGCACTACCGCTGCTTCTGGTGGTCGTAGGTCGTTGTTTACCATACTCTCTGATCGATAGAATAGTTGACCCGACGCTCCACCTTTTATGTCGCCTCTGAAAATGTACTGTGTCTCGTAGGCTTTTTGGCGCTCGGACTCAGCAGTCTCCTTCCAGTGTGCGAGTGCTGGCGTAAAGTGCTTCGCAAACCAAGCCTTCTGGAGCGAGTCGTGGGTGTACCAAGCGGGAAGATCACCACTGCGCTTTAGGAGCTGAATCCTCGCTCTGGTTTTCTTGTTAGGAACATTGCTGCGTAGCTCCCTGTCTATTTCTTTCTTTTGGAGTCCTGTCATGCCGCCAGCAGGGCTTGGTAGCTCTTCAAACTGCTCAGGCATTTGATCCCAACGAGGCTTAGGAGGTAGCTCTCCCGCCAGCTTGCCTTGGATAATCCTGTGCAGCGTTGCTACGATTTCCTTGTCTTTGGCGGCTTTTGAGCGCTGCTCAGCGCCCGTGACAGATAGGACTGTGCGCTCGCCTACCCTTATCGATCTGTCCTTATACGAAGGTCGCTGAGTAGCTGGCTTCATGCGTATAGCTTCGCCTTCGATGACTGCCCTAGCATTATCTCGGAACTGGCTGAAAAGCGGATCGTCTTTGATAAGATGGTCAAGCCTCGGATCAGTTTTATTGAGTTTGCTCTTCCAGTAGTCTCCGATTATGCGTGGCTGGCCTCGACCGTCGAACTCCACTTCTAAATGCAAGTGATGATCGGTGTCGCCTGCCTTCGCCATTTTCCACTTACCGCTCTTCGTGCGAACGCGCTGGCGATC